AAAGCAACAGCCAAAGATGTTCGTGAGTTCTATGCTCGCATCCACACATCAGACGGAGTAGAAGAAGCAGAGTTTATTAAAGATAAAGCAATTGACTTCTGCCGCAAGCAGGTTTTAAAGGGAGCCATGATCAAATCGGCAACCCTGCTCAAGTCATCTTCATTTGAAGAGATTGAGAAAGTGATCAAGGAGGCCTTAGTTCTTGGAACAGACAATAACTTTGGACACGACTTTCGCAAGGATTTGCTTAAGCGTTTTGAATTGGTTTCAAGAGATCCAACTTCAACTGGCTGGCCTCGAATGGATGAGATCATTAAGGGTGGTCTTGGAAAGTCTGAACTCGGAGTCGTGGTTGCTCCCACTGGTGCTGGTAAGTCTATGGTCCTCGTGCACTTGGCTACTCAAGCGATACTTGCGGGCAAAACTGTTGTCTATTATACCCTCGAACTTAAAGACACTGTTGTCGGTCAAAGGTTTGACTGCTGTATTTCCGATGTTCCGCTACAAGAACACAGAGAAAGACAAAAAGATATTGTCTCAAGGGTAAAAGACTTGGATGGAACTCTAATTATCAAGGAATATCCAACCAAATCGGCTTCCGTTCAAACTCTCAAGAATCATATTGAGAAGTTGCGAAAGCGAGGGATTGAGCCCGATATGATCTTGGTTGATTATGCTGATCTACTTAGACCTGTTCGTTCTTCTGGAGAAAAACGACATGAGTTAGAAGAAACTTATGAAGGTTTGCGTGGCTTGGCTCAAACTTATGAAATCCCTTGTTGGACAGCATCTCAAACTAACCGCGGAGGCCTCAATGCAGAGGTTATTACAATGGAAGCAATCTCTGAAGCATTCAATAAATGCTTTGTTGCTGACTTTATTTTTTCTCTGTCTCGAACAGTTCAAGATAAGCAAGCCAATAAAGGTCGCCTGTTTGTTGCAAAGAATCGTAACGGTCCCGATGGACTTGTATTTGATGCCTTTGTTGATTGGTCAGATGTTACTATTAAAGTATTAGACCGAGACGAAACGGCGGAGAAGATGCAAACGACAAGCGATGCTCTTCAAATGTTAAAAGACAAATATGCAAAGCAGGGGAAATAGCATGGACATATCACAAGTCTACACAGACATAGAAAGAGAATTATTTAAAAGAAAATCACAAAAACAGGAGCCTACAATGGACTTAGAAAAAAAGATCTTGTCGGACATAACAGTCCACATGAAGTACGCTCGCTATCTAGAAGACAAGCAGCGTAGAGAAAACTGGGACGAGTTGGTTACTCGTAACATGAACATGCATATTAAGAAGTTTCCACAACTCGAACAAGAGATTCGTGAGAACTACAAATTCGTATTTGAAAAAAAGGTTCTGCCTTCGATGCGAAGTATGCAATTTGGGGGAAAGCCTATCGAGGTTTCTCCGAACCGTATTTTTAACTGTGCCTTTGCACCGGCTGATGATCCTCGGGTCTTCGGCGAAATCATGTTCTTGCTTCTCGGAGGGACCGGTGTAGGATATTCAGTACAACATCATCATGTCGAGAAACTACCAGAGATACATAAACCTTCAACAAAAAGAACTCGTCGTTTTCTTATTGGAGACTCGATCGAAGGATGGTCAGATGCCGTTAAAGCACTGGTTCAATCTTACTTTAAGGGTACATCGAAGTTGCGCTTTGATTTCTCAGACATCCGACCAAAAGGTGCGAGACTAGTTACATCCGGTGGTAAGGCACCTGGACCACAACCACTTAGAGAGTGTTTAGTAAAAGTAGAGGGTATATTAGATGCTAAAGAAAATGGCGACAAACTCAGTCCTATTGAGGTTCATGATATCATCTGCCACATTGCGGATGCAGTTTTGGCGGGAGGTATCCGTCGCGCCGCTCTCATTTCCTTATTCTCGGCTGATGACGAAGAGATGCTCGGAGCAAAAGCAGGACAGTGGTGGGAACTTAACCCACAGCGAGGAAGAGCAAACAACTCTGTAGTTGTAATGCGACATCGTATTGATGAGCAAACATTCAAGCGATTGTGGAAACGTGTGGAGGACTCTCGTTCTGGAGAGCCTGGTTTCTACTTTTCAAACGACAAGGACTGGGGCTGCAACCCTTGTTGTGAGATTGGTCTCCGACCTTTTCAATTCTGTAACTTGGTTGAGATCAACGTATCTGATGTAAACACTCAAAGCGAACTCAATGCTCGTTCTTGTGCTGCATCATTTATCGGAACCCTTCAAGCATCTTATACAGACTTTCACTACCTCCGTCCAATTTGGCAACGTACAACAGAAAGAGATGCTCTGATTGGAGTGTCGATGACTGGTATTGCATCAGGTGGTGTTCTTAATTTAAACATGACCGAGGCATCATTGGAAGTTTCAAAGACCAACCGACAAGTCGCAATGCAAATTGGTATCAATCAAGCAGCCCGTCAAACTTGCGTCAAGCCTGCAGGTACAACTTCACTTACTCTTGG